TGCATTATTAATACATGAACGGAACAGAGAGGTGCCAGACAATGGAATCCGAGAAGACAGTGTTTACAGCAACAATCTCATTAGACTGTCCTTATGATGGAGGCGAAGCGAACGAGATTTCCATTTGCGAAGATGAATACTATGGCGGACATTGGTTAATAACACATCATCGATCATATTACTTTACCGCCGGCACATCACTGGAATTTGTTTTCAACATCTTGACTGACGAGAGGCTATGAAATGTGGGAAAACATTAATGGCGAATGGATTTGGATGGACAAGGAGATGGGGGCTGACGAATATGAGCGACAGAATGCTATTGGTCCTTATGCGGGTTACACTCCTGCTGACGTGCGGGCTCATGGCAAGCGCCTTAGTGCGGGCGGGGTTGCTGTCGGTGTCGCTGGGGGTATGATTGCTGCGAAGGCGGTTCCTAGGATTGGGGGTTGGTTTTTGTGGATGGCGGGATTGTTTTTCGTGGCGATGATCATGATGTGACTTTTCCGAAATCTTTTACGGTGAGGAAGTACGACAATCAACTGAATTACACATTACACAACGTTATTCGCTACCCTACGTCAAACGCACATACCTTTGTTTATTGCATGATGCGATCTTCAGAGAAAGTCACTGTGCGAATAGACGCTAAGAATATTGTTGCGATGAATGATCGTCTAGATAATTTTAAGTACGCTCATTTTTCACATGACACACCAGTAGACGCACTTGTTTGCGAGATGTTTACTAAGCAAGATTCATTGGTTGTCCTGGAAGACACTTCCCACAACGCACCCTCTACACTTTTCTAGATTCCCGGCTGGACGGGTAATACCAGATCACTGAATTGAAATTGAGCCATACGAAAGGAAAACGATCATGGCTGTTGTTTACTCTTCGCTTTCTGATGACTTTGCGGGTAAGAAAGCATTCTTCACTGCACAGAATTCTGCTGTCTCCTTCAAGGAACTGCGCGGCAAGACGATTGAGATCAAGGATATTGTGATCACTGAGGATGACGTGGTTGACACGGATACCGGTGAGACTGAGACACGTCGGGCGATCACGGTGATTGACAAGGATGGCGCGGCGTTTGGAACTTCGTCTCAGACGGTTGTGGCTCAGATTCAGCGTCTGGTTGATATCCTGGGTGACGTGAAGACTTGGCCCGAGCCCGTGACCGTGGAGGTTGGTTCGGCGAAGTCGGGTCGTGGTCGCGAGTACACGACTGTGACGTTGGCCTGAGTCAGGTATAATTACTATGCCCCCTGCCCCTTAGGGGGCGGGGGGATTTTCATGGTTAAGTCAAAGTGGGGACAGCATTATAGGTCTGTTAAGCGTGGCGTTAAGCGGACTCAGAATACTGCTGGCAAGATTCGGGAGTTTATTGACGGTTTGAGTGCGCCGCCGTCCTTGGGGCTTCCGGATACTCTTGGTGAGATGTCTTCGGGTCCCGTGAAGATGAGGTCTGTGAAGGCTGACGCTCGTAGGCAGCATCGTTCTGAGTTGGAGAAGGCACGTGATTTGCTTCAGGTGGAGAGGGATCGTGCTATTCGGAAGATGGGGCGTATTGCTAATAGTAAGGATGGCGCGGATATTCGTGGCACGAAGTTTGATCCGTTGGGTAAGTCGGCGGTTGGAAGGGTGACTTTGAAGAATGCGGCGAGAGAACTTGAGCGTCTTAGCGAGTTTAATAATTCTAATAGTATTTGGTATTTTGCTGACAGTAAAGGTAATCCCATTTCTGCTAAAGATGTTCGTCGTTATAAGCATGCTGTTCAACGCTATAATGATGACATAGCAGCCTACGAGAAATCTATAAGTGGCACAAAACTGCCTTACATGGGTGATATCACGGTTGGCGACTGGATTCGCGACTTTAGACCTAGCAAGACTTATTTAGGTGGGGGTTCACATTACGCTCTTGAGCGCATGAACCCGGATAAGCGGACGATTCATTTCGATTCCGCTGAAGCCCTGCGCGAAAAGACGTCCTCTATTCTCAACAATCTTTCAAAGGCCGCTAAGGCTGAGAGAGTTATTGCGGCCAAGCAACAGATTGCTGCCATGCTTGATGTAATTGGCGACCCCGCCCTTTACGACATTTTGACTGACATTTCCGATGACGTCTTGTGGCTCATGTGGACTGTTAACAGTGATTTTGCCAATCAATTATCACTCATGTATGAGGCAGCAAAAGAAGGCTATTTCGATAAGCGAAGAGCAAATGAGGATGTGTGGTACGACGATGTGGAGAACGCACATTCTGAGACACTCACTCTACTTGAAGATATTAAGTCAGTAAAGATTAGACCGGAGGACGATTTTAGTGGCTCGCCAATCAATAAGCGCCGCAACCGTCGCCGGAACAAGCGCTAAGCGTAGTCACAAGAAGATCCCGTCGTATTGCGCTGACTTCGAGACAACTACTCAAGAAGAGGATTGTCGAGTATGGTCATGGGGCATTATTAAGGTAGAGAAATTGTCTGATTATGTAGACGGTACTTCTATTGACGGATTTATGCACCACATTGCAGAGCGAGCCGCATACATATACTTTCACAACCTTAAGTTTGATGGAATCTTTATCTTAGACTGGCTTCTTAAGCATGGGTATAGTTGGACCAAAGAGAACCCTGGCGTGAAACAGTTCTCATCACTCATTTCTCGAATGGGACAATTTTATTCAATCACAGTCGTGTTCGAGACTGGATATAGGATCGAGTTTCGCGACTCATTCAAGAAACTCCCTATGTCCGTGTCAGCAATTGCTAAGGCATTTAATCTTCATGACCAAAAACTTGAGATTGATTACGAGAAGCCTCGACCGATAGGTTACATTCCAACGGAACAGGAGAGGCGGTATCAGAGGAATGACGTTGCTATCGTTGCCCAAGCGCTAGAGGTTCAGTTTGCCGAGAAGATGACAAAACTGACCGCAGGGGCAGATTCTTTAGCAACTTACAAGAAGATGACGGGCAAACTGTTTATTCGCAGATTCCCTATTTTGTCCCCTGAGATCGACTCTGAAATTCGAAAGGCATATCGCGGAGGGTTTACCTACTCTTCTCCTCGTTTCTCTAGAAGACTTAACGGCGAAGGTAGTGTGTATGACGTCAATTCGCTTTACCCGTCGGTCATGCGCAACTCACTACTCCCTTATGGTGACCCAATTTATTCCGAAGGGGGTCCTATAACTCAAAGACCGCTTTACATTTCGTCTATTACAATTAAGGCTAAGTTAAAACCAAATCACATTCCGTGTATTCAAATTAAAAAGAATTTGTCATTCAATCCAACTGAATACCTTACTGAGATCAATGAGCCAGCTGAAGTTGTTGCAACAAATATTGACATAGAACTTTGGAAGAAACATTATGACTTAAAGATACTTTCATGGAATGGAACTTTCGAGTTTAGAGGCTCGCACGGATTTTTTGATGAATACGTAGATCATTTTATGGAAATTAAAAAGAATAGTACTGGCGGTTTACGTCAAATTGCAAAACTACATCTTAACAGTCTTTACGGAAAGTTTGCTACGAACCCTGATATCACTGGTAAGCATCCCGTCCTGAAGGATAATCGGGTTTCACTAGAGATGAATGAAATGGAAACACGCGATCCGGTGTATACTCCTATCGGTGTATTTATTACAGCACATGCTCGAAGTAAAACGATTAACGCAGCACAGGATAATTATGAAACTTTCGCTTATGCAGACACAGACTCACTCCACCTTGTTGGACCCACATCTCCACCCGAAACCCTTTGGGTTGATCCTGTAGAACTTGGTGCTTGGAAACATGAGGGAAACTTTACAAGATCTGTCTACATTCGAGCAAAGCAGTACGCAGAAGAGATCGACGGTATGTTAGATGTGCATATTGCGGGGATGCCTCGCTCAGTGGCCGCCACATTAACGTTGGACGACATGTTGATGGGAGGTCAATGGGGTGGTAAACTTATTCCTGCAAGGGTTCCTGGAGGCGTGGTCCTCAAGGACACCACATTTACACTTAAAGTTTGAAAGGCTGGATTTATTATGGCTCGACCCGTTAGCGACAAGGCAACCGTCAAGTTCCGTCTCCCTAAGACTCTTATTTCTGACATCGATGAGCAGCACTGGGTTGAGCGGCGGTCCGTGAACGACATTGTTCACGACGCTCTTATCGACTATCTTGCTCGAAAGGCTCCCAAGTCAGCAAAGTGACTGCGAACCCGTGTGGGATGCAATCCGGTGATAAGGACCTGCACGGAACGGCCGCAAGTCTTTGCAGTACTGGCTGACATTGGGTAAAAATGGTAGGCTAGGAACGTAAGTTCCTAGCCTACCTTGCTATTAGGAGAAGAAATGGGAAAGTCCGACAAATATAAAGGGACAGGAAATGTTGCTGAGGACGCTAAGCGAACTCAGGAGCAGACCAAGAAGAATCTTGAGAGTAAGCCCGACAAGTCGCGAGTGCCGGTAACGGGTGTTAGCGGGGACAAGCTTGCCGACCCTAAGTATCAGCAGGAACGCGCTCAGCAGATGAATCGGGATACGGCACATCTTTCGTCTGAGCAGAAGAAGGAGGCAGGTCTACCCGACTCGAACGTGTATGACCCTGGCGACTCGGACGGCGACAACAAGGCGGTATCTCCGTCTGACCGCAACATGGTTGGTGGAGATCCCAACCCTGAGAAGGACGACGATCCTTTTAAGGACACGAAGGCCGCCTGGAATCATCTAGCGAGCGTTTTCGGCGACAAGATCACCGCCCTTCAGGACGAACTCGAGGGCCGCCTCTCAGGGATGTTGACTCCTACCGATCGCGAGACAGGCAATCCATTTGCGGGCGACGACGTTCCTGCTAGCAAGGAGATGACCGCAGATGATGTCAAGGCGGCTGTAGCGTCTACGGCAGATGATGCTAAGGCTGTCGCGAAGGGTATTGGTGATGTTGGTGGCGCCGCAGCCAGCCTTGCAGGTACTGCCATGAAGGATGCGGGTAGTGCTACAATTAAGGAAATGGGAATTGACACTGAAGCCGCGAAGAGTACTGGAAAGACTCTTGCAGGCCTCTCTGGTCTTTTCTCATCCGGGGACAATCCCGATTCGAAGGTTCCTGATGGGAACTGGAAGCCTAAGTCAATTTCCGATCTATTCACGAGGAAGTAATTATGCCCCGCTTGCGAGATGATGTTTCAAACGTCGATATGCTTAATGCCATCCGTTCTGACGCCCGGAGGGATTATCAGGAGATGGTTCCTGAGGCCACTAAGGCTAATATCCAGGAGACTATTCAGGGAATCATGAGTGACAATATTGCTCGAAATGAGTTTATGTCCGCTCTGATTAACCGGATCGGTTCTACGGTTGTCCGCGACATTACATGGCGCAACCCCCTTGCAGTCTTCAAGGACGGCATGATGAACTTCGGCGACACCATCGAAGAGGTTCACATGGACTTCATTAAGCCGACCATCTACGAGGAGAATCGCGACTACTTGGAGAAGGATGTTTTCGGGCAGGCGCGCCCACCGGCCTATAGTGCCTTCCACACAATTAACCGCAAGGAGAAGTTCAAGGTCACCTTTAACCGTGATGTTCTTCGCCGCGCTTTTCTGAGTGAGAACGGGCTGTCCGACATGCTCTCTCAGACCATGAACGTCGCTGCGTCCTCAGACGAGTGGAGTGAGTTTCTCACAATCTGCTCCCTGTTCCGCACTTACGACGAGAAGCATGGTTTCTTCCGAGTCCAGATTCCTGACCTGAACGTCTTTGATGCGAATAAGAACAACACTGATGCAGCGCTCAAGGCACTCCGTGTCGCTGCGGACAAGATGCGCTACCCAACTCCGGCGTACAACGCCGCAGCAGTCCATTCGTTTGCTCGCCCTGAGAATCTGGTGCTTATCGCAACGCCGGAGTTCAAGGCGAACGTTGACGTCACATCCCTTTCGGCGGCGTTCAATCGACAGGACGCCGAGGCGCCGTCACACATCATCACTGTGCCGAACGAGGCTCTTGGTCTGTCTGACATTAGCGCGATTCTCACTACTCGGGAGTTCCTGCTGATTAAGGACGTTCTTCTGGAGAACCGTTCCATCCAGAACCCTGAGGGCCTGTATGACAACTACTGGTTGCACCACTGGTCCCTGATCTCCGCCTCGCCGTTTACTCCGGCGATCGCCTTTGGCACGAAGCCAAACACGATCATCGTGACTCCGAAGGCTGAGACGAATGCCGAGATCCAGTCGATTTCCATCAAGACCGGTGACGGTGTTGAGTCGACGGTTATGCCTGCGGGCTCGGTACGTCAGTTGTCAATCAACTGGAAGACGGCGCCCGCGAACAAGGGCTACGCCACGGACTGGTACTTCAAGGTGCCGCCGAAGTCCAAGGCCACGAAGATTACGAATGATGGCGTGCTCTCTATTGGTGATAATGAGCCGGACGGCTACCTGACGATCGGTGTAAACGTCGACACGAAGGGTCCGACTGGCACTAAGCCCGTTAACAAGGAGACACAGATCCAGATTCAGAACAAGAAGTAAGGTATACTGGTCAGTAACCGCCCCGCCATCCTTCGGGATGGTGGGGCTTTACTGATAGGAATGGGTATGAATCAGATTTATAATGAGCCGCCCGAGTCACTTGCAGGACTATCGTTTGATTACTCTGTGTGGTCTGCGGGCTCTGTTGTTACCATGTGTAATGTTCCTTTTGATAATACTTATCGTGACATTGTTGACTGGGACGCTTATGGTTGGAGTCCGTACCAGTACGTCAAGTCTTTCAACAAGGTAAATAAAGTTGAGATTAACCAAATGACGTATCTTGCGCAAGGGAAACCCATCCGCATTCCCACGTCATTCACTAAGGCTAATCAGTATAATTACGCCATGGTCGAGAACCCCGGTAGGCCCATAGATTCACCAAACTTCGAGGGATACACACCCCACGCATTCTTTTACTTTATTACCAGCGTTGAGTATGTTGCACCTAACACTACTCAGTTGACGCTGCAACTCGATGTGTGGTCAACTTATTATCAGAGAATTAAGTTCGGTCGCGCCTATCTCGAGCGCGGACACATGGGCGTTGCCGCCATTGACGCCTTTACGGACAACGGTCGCGAGTGGCTGACTCAACCCGAGGGCCTGGATATGGGTGGCGAGCATCAGGTACTCGATACTTACAGAAAGATTCTTGCTGACGTTAAGAACTACGATTATGACGTTGTTGTCTCTACGACAATCGATCTTTACGACCCTAATGGATTTGGCGACAAGAACAATCCGAACGTGCGCACCGCGTACGGCTCATCCGCTGAAGGTCTTCCTAATGCACCGCAGTACTGGGTGTGCAGTAGGAAGGATTTTGTTACAGGGATGTTGTCCATGAGCGAGAAACCGTGGATTACTCAAGGTATTGGTTCCGTTATGCTTATTCCTAAGGATGTTATCGACAAACAAACCAATGTCAAGGTCAAGTTCGGTAGTGATGCATACTGGTATGGTATTAGCAATGACTCGATCTACATTAATCGCGAATACCCACTGACTAAGACAGATTTTAGAAAGAAAATTCTTGAGAATCTTCCAAAGGCTTATCGAGAACTCAAGAAATTCTGTACCGCACCATACTGTATTCTCGAACTGACAACATACTCTGGCAACCCTGTTGAGTACCGACCAGAATCGGTGATGACCACGGGGATTGGTATCCTACAATACGCTCACGTCGTCTATCCAAATCCCTCATTAATGTTTGGGATCAAGGATTACAACACCAACTGGAACACGAAGATATACGAAATCTCTCGAAACAAGGTGATTGACAGCAAGGGTGAGGAATGGGATGCCGTTACCGGGTTTACCTCACTCCCTATCTTCGCCACCGTGAACAACAGTGCTCTTAACGCGCTCGCGTCTAACGCACACACCATGGCAGCACAGAGGAACAGTGCTCGCTGGCAGCAGCAGCGCGCTCAGCGACAGGCCGTCGCGAGCCGAGACATCGCTAATGCCGGCATTGCTGCGACTCAATCAGGTGCCGAGAACACCATGTGGGGCAACTCCGCAATGGCAGACAGTCAGTCACGCTACAACAACATGCGAGCAACCGTTCAGGCGGTCCAAGGCGGTATGACGGCTCTAGGCGGGGCTGTTGGTCTCAACGGACAGGCCGTTGGTGCGGGGATTGGTCAAGCGGCGACGGCGGGCGTCTCAGCGATGATCGCGAATTCACAAGCCCAGTCGACGGCGAACATTCAGAACCAGTTGGCGAGTGGCGCGTCGCAGATTTCTCAACGTCAGCAACGCGCCGTTCGTGACACCAACTTTGAATTGGCACAGTTTTCCGCTAACGGTGATTACGAGGCGGCACTGGCATCAATTAATGCACAACAACAGGACATGCAGGTCATTCCTCCTACAGTAATTGGACAGACGTCAGGGTATGTCTCCCCGATCGTCTCTCAGGGAATGGTTCTGGACTGTAGGGTGCGAGTTATGTCGTCGGCAGCCATTCGAAGGGTTGGTGACTACTGGTTGCGATATGGCTATGCTATGAATACGTGGATCAAAATGCCGTCCAGGCTTTCTCTCATGACTGAGTTTACTTATTGGAAACTTGCTGAGTGCTATCTGGAGCGTGCTGATATTCCCGAGACCTTCAAGGGAACGGTTAGGGGTATTTTTGAAAAGGGCGTGACGCTATGGCGGTCGCCCCAACGGATTGGTACAATCAACATCAGGAACAATCGAATCGACAAGACGAATCAGGTGACCTTAATTGCCTAAGATAGACCATGTAAAAAACACCGTTTATCGAGAGGTGATGGCCGCAAAGCCATCAACCTCCGAGAATCGCCAGGCGTCACTAGAGTTTATGTATAGACGTCAGTTAATGGGGAAGTGTATTTCCAGGTTCACTTGGGAAGGACTCCCTAACGGAATTGATCCACGTTTTATCGAGACAACAATCTTCAATAATGGTTACAGTGTGTTTTATTATGACTCATTCTTTGAGTTATTTATGGCAATGCCTGCAACCATCGCTGGACCCCTGGATATTCAGGACAACCCTACTGGGTACCGGGTAACGCGAAATGGTGTTTACTCTCGCGATGTTCCTGCCGCCGAGTCCGTCTGTATCTGGGGCAATCAAGTTCGCGTCCCGGAGATCGACATTGTGCTCTCCTATGCCGCGCGTCTCGCTCAGATCGACCGTACCATCGAGATTGACCTTCTCAATGAGCGCAACCCTATGATTGTGGCTTGCTCTCAGGACCAGAGACTCACTGTGCAGAACCTCATCAGTAAGATCTATGATGGTGAACCCGTTGTCTGGGGCACTGAGAATCTTGCTGTCGATAATATCGCATCAATGATTGGAGTTTTTCCACTCAATCAAAACGCTGGTGCGGGTGCTGTTTCTAGCATTAAGCACATGGAATCCAAGGCTAAGATCTGGGGTGAGGCTTTAACAATGCTTGGAATCATGAACGTGAACTCTGAAAAGCGTGAGCGAATGGTTGTTGAGGAAGCCGCAGGAAATTCCGGGCAAGTCTTGGCGTCACGCGAGTCTTTCATGAAGCCACGACAACTTGCATGTGAACAGATTAATAAGAAATTCGGTCTACAGGTTTCCTGCGAATGGGCTGTTGACGATAATGCCGCCCCTAACATGGGCGATTACTTGTCAACCCAAAATCTTACAACTTACGAGACGGAGGAGTAATGCCTGCACAATTTACGATGCGACTCAAAGATGTGGTAAAGGTTACTGGCGATCACATCGGCCTAGACGACTACCCAATCTTCAACGAGGACTACCGCAAGACTCTCAATGACAGAATTAAAAGGGAGTATTGGCTTCAAGAGATTGCGCATGAGACACCCGATATCTTTATCTGGCGACTCAAACTTAAAATGGAGCGCATCATGCCTAGGTACAACCGAATGTATGAGGCTGAATTGCTTAACAACGATCCGCTTGATGGTGGTCGACGTGTTAACGAGACCTCCCAGGACGGGCGATCACAAAACTCCGGCTCTAATACGCAGAACAGTAGCGGAGAGGGTAGGAACGAGTCGAAGGGGCGTACTGTTGGTTCTGACACGCCCCAGACAAGGCTTGCAGGAGACGGCGACTACGCCACATCCATCAGCGATGCTAGCACTCGGGGAACTAGTACGAACACCAGCAAGTCGACGTCGTCCACCACGGGTACCAACGACTACAGAAACAATCAACACTCCCTGTCTACAGGATATAATATGGGTAAGGGCGAACAGATTGCGCGATACCGTAACACTCTTGTGAATGTGGATGATTTTATTATTGCAGAATTATCTGATTTGTTTATGGGGATTTGGGATAATGCCCAGCCTCGCACTCGACACCCCCTCAATTATGGAATGTACTAGGAGTAAAAATGCCTATTAGTGACAAGGCTCGACGTTGGCTGCAAATTTACAAAAAGATGGATTCAGCATCCTATCTTATTGATACAATCAATATAAATAATGTCACCCCATTCACTTACGGAGACGGACTCACTTATTATGAAGTGTTATCCAAGTTGCGTGAGGTTGTTTCGGACGTCGTTGAGTATGTTAACGAGTTCGGAGATGAGGAAGCAAAGATTGTTGCGGACTTCAATGAAAAGGTAAAGCAATTTGTTACCGACAACTTAAGTGTATTCGAAACACAGCAACTGTCTTTCAAGAATGCTCTAAAAGAATTGGACAAGCAGACCGACGGATTTCTTAAAAGTCTCCTTGTCGAGAAATTCGAGAAGCACGCCTCCGGCAAGTTCTTTACTACGACCGCCAAGGATGGATCGCAGATCGCTGTTGCCAGCAGCCAGGGAATGCAGGATGTTCTAGATGAGTTGACAACAGTTCGATCTTCCGTCAACAGTAATAAGGCAAATGCTGACCGCCGACTGAACGACCTCGAGTCGAACAGTATTGTTAACAGGGTTAGCAAGTATCCTCACACACTGATTCTTGGATCATCTAACGCAATTCTCACGGGGTATTCGAATGGAACGTGGGATGAATGGTGCCGAAGCAAGGGCGAGATTCCGCACAATTACGCCTCAAACGGTGGTGGGTTTACATCTAATGATGACAACAACTTCAACACAATGCTCAATAATGCAGCAACCCAGATTAGTGAGTATCAACGAATGATGACGGGTCGCTGCTATATCATTGACATGATCTACGACATTCGCACCGGACGCGATATCTCACAGCCTTTCGAACGCTTCATGCAGAGACTGAAGGAAGCATTCCCGAATTGCAAGGATATCATTGTTCTACCAGCGTTGTATAACGAGTGCGATGCGAACGACGACTTCAACATCGCACGTCGTTGCGCATCAACGACGAACGCGATCAAGCGGCTCGCCACTCCACATGGCGCCATTGTTTGTGAAGGTTCAAGGTCGTGGTTCCACAATGGTAAAGAACCAAAGTTCTTCACTCCCGAGATGAATGTGCACTTTACCCCTGAGGGATACAAGTATGCTCAGCAACAGTTTGATGCATGGATTCGCGGCGGATCGGGATGGGTTAACTACGGTTGGGAAGACTTTACCGGCCTTGCAAATCTGAATAACGTTCGACAAAATAACTTCCTATATGCCGTATGTCGAAGAGAACGTGATGATGTAACAATTCACGCCACCTTCGAAGTTGGAAGCATCAGCAATGGTGAGGTCCTGTTCAGGCTCCCCGCGTGGGCTCGCCCGTACACAAATTTCTATGTCACTATGTGGCAGGACTCAACTGCATTCAGAGGAAATGTCAACCATAATGGAAATATTATCGCACTGAAGGACATTCCCGCGGGAACCCGACTCGCAATTGACGCTTCATACTCTATCTTCTAACACATGCGTCTGCCCCCATGATAAAATGGGGGCAGACGTCTATTTGAGGAGAAAAGCATGGCCTGGGATGCCACGATGCAGAAAGTATGGGTAAAAGCGATTGGGACTGTCGAGTCGTCGATGAACTACAGTGCGATCAATTACAATGATCCAATTACTGTAGGAATTGGTCAGTGGTATGGAACGCGCGCCGCGGCGATTCTTAATAAAATGCGGTTAAAAGACCCGACAGGATATAATGGTGTTTCAGCAGGATTTCGTAGTGTTCTTGAGGCAACTCCTGAGACGCACGCGTTCTGGAACACCTACTATCTTTCCCGAAACTTCGGTGATACCATTAAGAATTTTCTTGTCCGCAATAAAGAAATACAGAGCGAACAGTTAATCATCGATGCTAACGCGTATAAACCCATTGCCGAGAAATATGGGATCGATATTGAGGCTGAGACAGAAGTATTCGTCCTATTCTGTGTCGCATACCATCAATCTCCGCAGCGAGCCATGCGAATCATGAACCGAGTGGGTGGGAACGTAAGCCTTGAAGGGCTGCGTAGCGCACTACTTTCTGACGGCGTCTTGGGTCAGTACTCCAATCGCTACAACACCGCTTACAACATCATCAAGTCAAGGGACATTAGTGGTGTTGAAGGCGGAAACTCTCCCACTCCAACCCCTGACGGTAACGGTGGAAAGCCTTCGTCCTCGAACAATGCAAGTGTTGCTATTGCAGGTGGCAATGCGATTATTAACGTTGACGGGAGTTACCTTATGCGTCTTAGGACGAAGTATGGTGACGCCCAGGCTGTGCCCTACGGTGTTAATCAGTGGATTTGTAAGATGGATAAAATTAATTCAAATATTAATTCACTAATCAAGGATGCTCAAAACAGTGCTACACCCTCCCCGCCCCCGACGCCATCTCCGGGCGGTGATGGCAGTAAGGGTGCAAAGGCGCTCCAGTGGATGATGTCTCGCATCGGCAAATTCGCGTACCGTCAAGCGCCCGGACGGCTCGACCCCGATCACACAGGATTCGGTGACTGCTCCAGCACCGTGTACAGGGCCTACAAGGATACGTCAGGCACCTTCGTGGGTACATGGACAGGTGACCAGTACTTCCGTGGACGCGACGTCATGGGGCGCGGTGGTGGCGCCATGACAGCGGCTCAGCGAGCCCTGCTCAAGCCAGGCGACCTCATCGTCATGGCGTGGCGGTCCACGGGATCCTACTATCCCGAGACCGACCACGTAGAGATGGTTGTTGACTCAAACCGTTTGATCGGACACGGCGGCAACCCTTATTATGGCCCTGTAATTACCAGCATTGACCGTCTCGCGGGAACGCGGTGGTGGACCGTGAGGCGATACGATTGAAAAAGAAGTTTAGTTACTACTCATTCTCAAAGGTGCTCTCCTACGCGGGCGTCTTTAATATGATTATGGGCGCTCGCGGTCTAGGTAAGACCTATGGCGCTAAGAAAATCGTTATCAAGAATGCGGTCAACAAAGGACAGCAATTCATCTACCTTCGTCGCTACAAGACGGAACTAAAGGGGCGCAACTCATTCTTTGCTGACATTCAATCAGAATTCCCTGATGAGGAGTTTCGTGTTGAAGGACAGTTTGCCCAGCGTAAGGTAGGTAAGAAGTGGGAGACCATCGGATACTTCATTCCGCTCTCTACCGCCCAGGCGAACAAGTCGATCGCTTACCCAAATGTTTACACCATCATCTTTGATGAGTTCATCATCGACAAGGGGTCTCTGAGATACTTGCCCGATGAGGCAAAGGTGTTCATGGATTTCTACTCAACAGTAGATCGCTATCAGGACAGAGTTCGGTGCCTCATGCTCTCAAACTCTGTATCCATCATGAACCCCTACTTCATCCGATTTAATATCGAGCCTGTTGAAGGTGTCTCCCGCCATGCGGACGGCTTCATCGTCACCGACTTTGTTGACAGCGAGCAATTCCAGTCAGAGGTAGCGCACACTCGATTCGGATCATTCATTACAAACTATGCTGAGGACTATGCTGAGTATGCTATCAGCAACAGGTTCGCAGACAACTATGATGACTTCGTCATGAAGAAGTCAGGTAAAGCGAAATACGCCTTCTCGCTCCGGTGCCCCGACGGGGAAGTCTCCATCTGGATCGACGGCGGCACATGGTTCGCCCAAAGACGACAACCCAGAGGTAATCGGGTAAGATGGGCCTATAAGGTCACCGACCTTCGAGAAGGAGAGAGGTTGCTCATGTATGGAGACAAGGTACTCAGCATCATGAGAAGTACATACAGAAAAGGGCGACTTTTCTCTGACTCGGCTGAAACCAGAAACATGTTCGCAGAAATCTTTGTTCGATGATATCACTTCCTCAGACCCTAGATGTTGCCTTAACAGTTGGAGTCGTCACGCTGTTAACTGTGACAGGAAAATTCGTATATCGTTTTACAAGATTCCTCGATCATCTTTCAGAAATGCTCACAGCATGGGAGGGATCCCCCGAAAAACCTGGCGTCATGAACCGGCTCGAAGACATTGAGGATAAACTCAAGGACGTGCAGTACCACGTCAAACCAAACCATGGTGGGTCTACCATAGACGCACAAAACCGACAACTAAAAGAAATTCTTTCCTACCTCAAGGAGAAAAACAATGGGTGAACACACAGCCCCAAATAAGGGCATCGACCCCAAGATCCGCTTCTACGCCTACTGTGCCTCATTCGGCATCCTCATAGCACTCGGCGCCGCCGGAATCATCGACGGCGACTACATCAACGCCATCAACTTCGTCATCGCAGGCATCTGCGGCGTCGCAGCACTCAACGTCCCTGACATCACCAAGGAGAAGTAATGGCAACCCGAGCAGACATCCTCAGGGTCGCAAAGGGTGAAATCGGATACTCCAGATGGGCTGACAGTGAGAACGGCACCAAGTACGGGCGGTGGTACGCCCACGCTGTCGGCAACGACATGTTCGCCGCATCCGGTGTCCCCTACTGCGACATGTTCGTCTCATGGGTGCTCTCCACTGTCGGCATCGCATGGCGCTCCGCCTACGTCCCCGGACGCGAAGCAGAAGCCCGCAGCCGCGGCGTCCTCATCGACAAGTGGGACGTTCGACCCGGAGACGCTGTCACCTTCGACTTCGACGGGTATGGAATCGCCCAACACATCGGGATCGTAGACGTCCCACCCAACTCTGCCGGCGTCCTCTACACCATCGACGGAAACACCACGTGGGGTACCGGAGGGCCACAGGACAATGGAGGAGTCGTTGCACGAAGAGAACGCAACATCGACGACGTTCGATACGGTATCCGCCTAGTCGACGACTACGCAGTAGCCCGAGCCAGTGACGGCACCAGCAACATCACCGGAATCCAGACCGCCATCGGCGCCGTCCCAGACAACATCCTGGGACCCGACACCGAGAAGCGACTCTACGCCGTCGTCGCTGCCAGCGGATGGGCAGGAAGGCACTTCCCCTACGGAGTCAAGTACACACAGTCCGTCGTCGGAACCAACCCCGACGGCGTGTGGGGAGACGCTAGCGACGCCGCACACGACCGAGTAATCGCCGCAATTCAACGAGCGCTCGGAGTCAACGACGACGGAATCTGGGGACCTATATCCCAGGCCGCCTGGGAACGCTACCGCAAGAACGCCAAACGCCCCTAACCCAAGACACAGATATCCCCCAGAGCATCCAGCCACTCTGGGGGATATCTGTACTCAAATCACGTCAGTGATCTCACTACCAGACCGAACGTTCACCACAGTGTGCTCCCAGCCCTGTGCCAACTTCTCAATCGTGTGCTCACCTTCGTCTGTTGAAAACTCCACCTTCATCTTGTCGTAAACACACGATCTGCCGAGAACAAATTTCGCATTAATCTTCGCTGAATCTTCCTCGCTAAAAGTGCAGATCGCCTCAAGTAGCTCAACACAAATTTTCTTGTATGAAACAGCCATTATTCATCCTTTAAATTACCTGTAACCCAATCAATCCCATATCAAGTACTGCATTGTTGCATTGTTCAATCGTGTCGTATGTATTTATTGTGCCACTTGAGGATTCGCCGACAGTCCAGGTCTCCACTGTGTAATCATTAATAATGCGAATTGCGATATAGCCACAGTAAAGAATGTTTGCGCCACCCTGAGTGTAAGCCTCGCGCATGCCATACGAACGCAACTTACGTTTAACGTTATTGATTGACAACATTATACTTCACCGTGTAATGTAGAAGAAAACGTGCCGAAAGCGGCAATTCATCCTCCGGGCTCAGTGTTGTCTCGCCCTTGTAAGTCAGGGTCCATAGATTACCATTCTTGGAAATAGTCATCAATTCCCCATCAAACCATACTCGAACAAAATCCTTTTCGTGTGGATTCTCATCGATAATTCCGCCAAGGGCTCTAAGGCGTTGTTTGGTGTCAAATGATAAATTACTAAACTGAATGTTCATTACACTTCAGCGACTTAATCCAAGCCGCAATCCTTTCTGGCGTGTCATTGTATTCACTGTTCTTAATATACCAATTGCTATCGCCGGTTCGTTCTAGAACAATTCGCTTGGACAATTCCCAATCCTGTCTCTGAAGAAATAATCAAATCCGTCGCCATGATGTGATATTCGTTCGTACCGTCCTTCCAGTAATGAAGTCTCCGGGTATCGCGGTAATAAGCAATGTGATACCCATTCACTAGGCACTCGGTAATGAAATTAGTGATTTTCCAATAAGTCAAAATTTTGGCATCCAAAAAGTCTCCGTGATGCGCCCTTTTCATGATAATGCCTCACAGCCTATCACCAATCCACGCCAACAAATCCCACTGTGACCCAAAAGTCCACCATTGCCCAATAGTCACCACGTGCCATTTATGATTGTGCTCTCTCTTGATCCCGTACTCCTGGCCATTAAGAAGCATGGTACACGACCTGTTATTGGCGTCGATATCGAACGCTACGAATCCATCCATATCCTTAATGATAGGCCCTGCGCTCTGGCCAAAAATGTCTAAAAACGAATTAAATTCAGGCATGTCCAGCCCTTTCTAAAGACATTCTGCAATCCACTTCAATATTAGCAATGACTTGTTCGAATCAATCTGGTTGCGCTCCTGACCTCTGTAAAGATAGTACCTATCGTGATGCCATTCAATCAAATAAGTAACTCCGTTAATCAGTGCCTCCCATCCGCCGTTTGCTGTCTTTGTCCAGTTGATTTGTAAAGACGTGTCTGTCTCGTTCATGTATTAATAATGCG